ACAAGAAACAGTAAAGTATAATCACGACGAAGTATACAATGCTCACAAAGAAAGATTTGAAAGTATGAACTGTTTTGCAAAGTACAAAAACTATACTAATACAAATGCAATGCCAGCATTCTGCCGCGACTTACAAATAAAGTAAGTCAAAGCAGCGCACTTGTAAACAAGTGTGTATAGCACATGTATAGCATTTTTAGCGGCCACCTGCACAAACTTATTGCGACCACCATCAGATAATATATATGTAACCAAAAATAATAAATATGTCAAGTATAATTTACTCAATTAAACAAACTGACTTTACTACTATTATTACTACTAAAAGTGGAATAGTGAAAGTATATGAATTTAATACTATTGAAGAAAATAATAAATTCTATGAATCACACAGTTAGAAGTGTAGAGTATTACCTCTAAACTAAAAATATCAAGTAAATAATTACACTACTTTTAAAGTATACTGTGACAATAGGTAGTTAAACTAAGTTATAGTAACACCCAAATGTCACACTTTTACACAATGTCAATACGATGTAAGTAAGATAATATAAATGTAAAACAAATAAAACAAACAACTATGTTAGATAAACTAAACAAAATCGCACGAGAATTATACAGTGAATTTAGTTTCACTACGTGTACAGAAGAACAACAAGAACTAATACTACAAGAGTTTGTAGAACGAGGTTATTACCTTGTAGGTATGTAAGACTAGTTTAGTAGTTAGTTTGGTAGGTAGTAATGGTTAACGTGAGTTCGATTCTCACACTACCACAAAAAATAAATGATATGAGAGATTATAAAGTAACAAAAAAACCAGGTGAATTACATAACTGTGAAGTAACAGATGGTAATGGTAAAAAGTATCAGAATTATTTTGATACAGAACAAGAATGTATAAACTGGATATACTATATCTGGGAAAATGAAAGTAAAAGTATAGATGAACATGAATTACTACACAAGGCAATACTAAACTGTAAAGAACTAGACAAAAGTAATAACAACTTAAGAACAATACTATAATGGCGGGGTGGGTAATAGTTCTTTGGGTAGTAATGTGGATATACAGAGGTGTCACAAAATAAAAACGACACACTACAGATAATATAAATGTTAAACAAATAAACTATATAACTATGAACAAAATTAAATTCTTAAAAAGAAACATGACTACTGGTCTACAAAAAATTCAACTAAATGGTATAACTTATAAGCCTTACTATGTATGTAATTTACCAGATAAATTTGGTACAGATGAAATAACTACGTGGTTCAACTACAAAGGTTTAACTTATATAGCAGACTAATGAAGTGTAAGTGTAATAATATAATACCTCAAGGCAGAATCGATTTAGGTTACAAAGTGTGTGTAGACTGTTCTACAACCGAAGCATATGGCTGTGCTCCACTTATAAACCATAAAACCGGTAATTCCATACAGATTATGTCTAGCAGTGACGCTGCTCGTATATCTAAATTGACTCAACGCCGAGGTTATGGTACAATGTTAGGTTAACACAAATTTAAAACGAATACTAAACGATAATATAATAAAAATATGAATGTAAAAGACACATTACAACTACTTGGTATACAAGAAGTTACAACTAAACAACAAAAGAAAAACGGTACACGCGAATTTAAGTTACCAGTAAAATGTCAGTATGGCAGTGATATACACGTTGCAAGTTTTGCTAGTGGCTATGTTAGACGTACTAAAGCAGGTGGGTATTGCCCGAGTTGGCAACTAAACAAAAGATATAAAGAAAAAGAGTATATAAATGTAAATGACTACGAAACAGGTAGGCCAGTAATACGCACGTTTGAAACTAAAAAGTGTAAACTTATACTTGATGAGCAAAAAAGACTAGAATACTTAATACGCTTTTGTCTCAAAAACTACTATATAGGTTACGCTAACATGCTATCAAACGGTGAATTTATACCTAAGTGGAAACATGAGGACAGTATTAAAAATGCTGTAGTAGAAAACTGTACACCAGAAGTAAAAGTAATTGTTAATGGACATAGATATAATATAACACCATGATAAAACTATTTAAAAAACGAGAAGATCAAAACGAAAAACTATTAAAAAATATAGAAAGATATGAGCAAAAAGAAAAAGCTAAACAGCAAAAATCCAAAGTACTGGGACAAAAGCCAGTTAAACGAAAAACCAATAGCAAAAAAAGTACTGTACAAGGAGATTAAAGGTGTGAAAGTATATGGAATTTGGTATGACTAAAGTATTATATAATTTTTCCGAAGAAGAATTAATAAGAGTTATTAAACAACTTAAACGAAATGCTTCTACTGAAGTAAAAATGATTAAAGCATTTGAAAAAGCACTTGGTAGAAAACTCACAAAAGATGAACTATATGAATAATACGAGGTGAGGGCGCGAGGTGAGTAACCCCGGCTAATGCAAAGGTATCTGACTCGCTTGCCTCCCTCGTTTTTCACAAACTAAATACGAACAAATTAAGATAATATAATAAAATTAAATAAAATGGACAAAGAAAATGTAGAACTGATCGAAGCAACAGTAAAAGGCTTACAAGACAAAATAAGTTCCCTTAATATGGAACTAAAAGACAAACAAAAAGAGTTAGAAGATGCTGGTAAACCAGTTATATCTAGCACAGTTATGAATGTAATAAATGATGCTATCAATTACGCTGTAGAAAACTATGACTTTGATAATAAAGACCAATATGAAATAGATTTCAGTCTTGATTATGATAGTAAAGTACAAGCAGAAACTATTAATCTTACAGACACATATGAATTAGTAGAAGCAATAGTAACTAACGTAGAAAAACAATTTAAAATAGAACAAGATGAATCTACTAACACAGAACAGTAAGCTAAAACGTACATCTAAAGAGTTAGGCTTGAGAGTATTTAACTTCGGTATACCTGCATACAAGTCTGCTAGTGGTAAGTTAACATGTCCGTTTGCAGATGAGTGTGTTAAGTTTTGCTACGCTAAAAAAGGTGCATACATATGGAGTAATGTACAACCAGCATTTGAAAAGCGTTATCAGTTAACTAAAACAGATAATTTTATACCAGCAATGATAGATGAGATAGTTAACAAGCGTCCTGATTATATTAGAGTGCACGACAGCGGTGATTATTATTCACCTGCATATTTAAAAAAATGGTTACGTATAGCTAGAACATTTCCTGAAGTTAAATTCTACAGCTATACTAACTGTGTAAATATGCTTAAAAATGTAGATTTACCTAATAACTATGATATTATATTCTCAGACAGTGGCAAACAAAAACATATGATAGATCAAACTATAGATCGTCACACTAAAATATTTGACAGTCAAGATGAATTAATGTCTAACGGTTACATAGACGCATCTAAGATCGATCTATATGCAACCAAATGGTTTAACAAAGATAATATTAACGTAGGGCTTATAGCTCATTAAAAATTAAATTATGTCAACAAGAGCACAAATACGATTTGCTACGCGTGAAGCAGGTCAATCATTCAACCAGCACCCAAGTGCTATACACGCACAGTTTTACAAGCACAGCGATGGCTATCCAGAAGGACTAGGAGTAGATATAGCTGATTCTATTATGAACAATGTAGGTTTAAATAACATTGAAATAGAACCGTTAACAGCTAAACATGGTGATTTAGAATATATATACTATGTTTGGCAAGCGCCAGGCAAAGAAACATTTATTAGTATATTTGAAGTAAATGGTTTTGGTTATTGCGAAACTTGTGGTCAAGATGTTAAAACTGAAGATCAATGTATATTTGTAGGTATGCCAACAGAGTTAATAAATAAGTATTCACAAACTAAAAACGAGTCATGACAGATAATAAAAGGGTAACAAACAAACAAATACTAGATAAAATTAACGACTTAAAAGTTGGCGAAGAAGGTCTTAACTTGTTGGCTATCAAGATAGTAAGCCGTATGGTTAAACTTAAATCTATGGAAGACTGGTTTCATCATGTAGCTAAATCAGATATAGCTTGGTCAACATCTTACAAAGATCTTGAACTAACTGAAGAAGAAAATGCGTTAGGTGAAGCTGCAAAGCTTATGACACTAATGAATTTATTTCAAGAAGACGAAGCATATGAAAAATGTGCTATCATTAAACAACGTATGGACGAAGTAAATAAAATACTAAAAAAAGGTAAATGACAAGAAACGAACAACAATTATATAAAGACATTAGCGAGTTAACTAAATCATTAACTAGATTAGCAAAAATATTAGAAAAACTAGCAAAATCACAACTATGAATATATTTTATTTGGATAAAGATCCTATAGCGGCAGCTGTAGTACAATACAATAAACATGTAGTTAAGATGATACTAGAGTCAGCTCAAATGTTATGCGCAGCTCATCATATATTAGGTAATCCTGATGATGTACCATATAAACTAGCTCATAAAAATCATCCATGTACTATATGGGTAAGAGAAAACTCTTTACATTATGACTGGCTATATGAGCATATGATGGCTTTAGGTGATGAATATACAGCAAGGTATAATAAAACACATATGTCTATAAATAAATGTAAACATTTAAATATACACCCTAGAAATATACCACATGAAACATTTGAACAACCACCGCAGTGTATGCCAGATGAATACAAAGATAAATGTAGTGTTCAAGCTTATTGGAATTATTACATAGGCGAAAAACACGTAGTAGCAAACATTAAAACCGAAAAATTATATGAACGAAGACCTCAAGAAACGTATTGAGGAATTTAATAAAATTAAATATCCTCAAGATAATGAAACAAGAATTATAATAGCAAAATTAAAACCAAATGGGACTGTGACAACAGCCCATAAATAATAATTAGTAATAGGCTAATGTCACGTAAATTAAACTATTTAAATAACAACCGTATTGTATACCGTAGATTTCCAATAAAAGATATACCAACATTTGAAAATGATATATATATGTTTTATGAACAAGGTACACATGAGTGCTATGAGCTATTTAGAAGTAAAGCTAAAATAACAACTTATAAATCTCTTAAATGGCATTTACTAGTATTATGGTATTTAAATCCAGAGCTTGATCAAGATCAATTTATGAATTTATCAAAAGTTATATGCCACAAACCTAATGGTTTTACAAGTTTTGCTATACACGCTGATTTGTTACGCAAAATAGTATACGAAGTATCGATGCTAGATTTAGATATGCCGCCAAGAAATAAATTACGCAAAGTAATATTTAAGCCAAATACTCGTATATCTAAAGAAGATAAACTACGTATTGTAGGTGAATTAATAGGTAGAACTAAACGTATACATGCTGATGATATTTATCAGTGCATGTTAGATTTAAACGATATGAGTAAAAAAATTACTATAAGTAGAATAGCAGGTTTATTAGACTGCTCAAGTAGAACTATTCATAGAAATATGGGTACAGAATTAAAACGAGAAAAAGAATTATTAAATAAACAAAATGAAACATTATAATATACAAAACTATATTAGATATAAAAATGATCTTGAATTTACAATAAAAAGAATATCTAAAAAACAGTTTAATGAATATAGTAGAGAAGAACTAGTTATTACTTTTTTACCACTAGTAGAAAATATAGCTAGAAAGTTTGCTACATCACAACAAGCTTCTGGTGTTATGGCTATAACAGATTTAATACAAGAAGGTAGTTTAAACTTAATAAAAGCTGTTGATAGAATATATTGGGAAAAAATATTAGAGTCAGAAGATCAAGAAAAAACTATAAAATCATTTTTATCTAAACGTATTAAAGGCGGTATACGTAGAGCTATTGATATTAATAGAGGCCAAATGCGATTACCTGAACATATAACAAATGGTATACGTAAAAACTTTGGCAAAGATAAAAAAGCTGTAGCTATGTTTTTTAATAGTATATTTTTAAGTATTGATGCTGGCACAAGAGAAGATGACGATTTATTCTTGCAAATAGAAGATAAATCAGAGCCATACAACCAAGTGTTTTTAAATATGTATCTAACTAGTTTATTAAAACAACACTTAAACGACAAAGAGTTTCACGTGTTAAGATTAAGTTACGGACTTGATTGTGAAAAGCACTCAGCCAAGCAAATTGCTGAGTATTTAGACATTGAAGGCAGCGGTGCTTATGTCAGAGTTTCACAGTTAAAAAAGCAAGCTGTAGATAAATTAATAGAAAATGTAGATCACTCGCAAGTGCTTGATTACCTGTAAGTTACTTGTGTAAATTTAGTTAATAACGTGTAATTATATATACACACCAAATACCAAAAATATGAAAGAATTAAACCAAAAATTAGCAGTCATACAGACTAAGCTAAAAGCGAAAAAGTCTTCGTATAATTCGTTCGGTAAGTATTACTTCCGTAAATCAGAAGACATCTTAGAGGCTATAAAGCCTTTCTTAATCGAGCATGGCGTTACAGTTACTATTAATGAAGAAATAATGGCTACTGACCCTGTTCCAACAATGAAATCAACAGCAACAATATCAGACGGTGAAAACTCTATACATGCTACGGCATTAGTCGGTGTAGACCTTAATCAAAAAGGTATGCAGACTGCTCAGCAGTTTGGTGCAGCCTCAACTTACGGTAAGAAATATGCCTTAGGTAATCTATTGCTTATTGATGATACAGAAGATGCTGACGCTACTAATAACCATAGTAAGTCTAATGCTGTAAATAAAATTAAGCAAGCCGCTAAACCAGCTATAACAAAAGATCAGTTAAGCAAAGCTAAAGAATATGTAGCTGCAGGCGGTAGTATTAATGCTATTGAATCTAAATATAAATTAACAAATGAACAAAGAACAAGTCTTACAAAAACTCTGTAATGATGAAGATTACTACGGTGAGTTTGGTAATCAGTATTTATCTAACTCACACGTTGGTAAGTTATTAAAAGATCCGTTACGAGCTTTTGAACAGAGCAAACCATCACCAGCATTTTTAATTGGTGGGTATTTTCATACTTGTATATTAGAACCTAATAAAATAGACAAGTATAAAGTTGTTAAGTCAACTACTAGAAATACTAAAGCCTATAAAGATGTTGCGGGTGGTGAGCTATGTCTACTACAACATGAAGTAGATACAATTGAATTAATGAGAGATAAAGTTATGTCTAATGATATATGTAAAGACCTGATTAGTAATTCACAATGTGAATACGAAAAACCGCAGATAATAAATATGTTCGGTAACAACTGGAAAGGTAAAGCAGATATTGTTAATCATGAAGAAAAATTAATTATTGATTTAAAAACAACAGCAGACATTGATAAGTTTCAATGGTCAGCTTCAAAGTATAACTATGACTCACAAGCCTATATATACAGTAAACTGTTTGGGTATGAGTTTTTATTTATAGTTATCGATAAAGCCACACATAAAATAGGTATGTTTGATTGTTCACCTGAATTTTATGCTCGTGGCGAAGACAAGGTGCGTAAAGCAAGCGAAGCTTATGACTTGTTTTACAAGACCAAGGATTTTGATCCTAAACAGTATTTCATAAGCAAAACCTTATAAACCAAAAATTATGCCAAGAACTAAATCAAAAGTATGTAGCGTGAGCGGAATAAAAACTAGTGTAAACAATTTTTATGCTAATCAAAACCATGTTAAAGCTGTAGATAATTTAAGAAGAAACAGCGGCGCTACTAAAGAGCAAATTATGAGAATGTTTAATCAATTAAATAATTATTAATATGGCAAGTATTATTAAAACAAGTATTAACCTAAATGATATACCGAAAGACAAGATCTATGTAGGTAAAAAAGGTAAGTACTTACCAATTACAATTACTTTGAACGACGAGCTAGATCAGTTCGGTAATCAAGGCCCTGTAGTTGTAGAACAAACTAAGGAAGAAAGAGATGCTAAGGCACCTAAGACTTACCTTGGTAATGTAAAAGTGGTTTGGACTAATGGTTCTAATGTTGAACCTGCTCCAAGAGATAATAACTCAGCTCCAGCAGCAAAAGCTCCTGCAGTTGAAGAAGATTTACCATTTTAGATGAGCACTGAAGAGATCAATGGATTTTTGATTGACAAGTTCAATCAACATGGCCTAAAAGAAAATGCAGCGCAGGGGATTTGTCCCCTGTGTTCGCATACTAGGAAACCTAAAAATCAAAAAGCACAATGTGCTAGCTATGATTGGGAACGTGGTCTCGGTACTTGTCACAACTGTAACACTACATTTCAACTTCATACTTATCAACGTAAAGGTTCTAGTGAAAGAGTTTATGTAAGACCTGATACACCAAAACAGTTTGATGAGGTAAGTACAAATGTTGAAACGTGGTTCGGTACAAGAGGTATATCAAAGCAAACACTCAAAGATCTTCAGGTTTCTGAAGGCCCTGAGTTTATGCCTCAGACAGGTAAGCAAGAAAATACTATTCAGTTTAATTATTTTATGGGTGATCAGCTAATCAACGTAAAATATAGAGATGGTAGAAAAAACTTTAAATTATTTAAAGGTGCTGAAAAAGTATTTTATAATATTAACAGTATTGTAGGTTATGATACTTGTGTTATTGTTGAAGGTGAAATGGATGTATTAGCACTGCACGAAGCCGGTATACCAAACGCAATATCAGTACCAAACGGTGCTACGTTAAACAATAATAATCTTGATTACTTAGATAATTGTATAGATTATTTTGATGATAAGACTAGAATTATATTAGCAGTTGATGCTGATGAACCTGGTCAAATGTTACAGCGTGAACTTGTTAGACGTCTTGGTGCTGAGGTTTGTTATATAATAGATTTTAACGGCAACAAAGATGCTAATGATTATTTATTGGAACATGGTGCTGAAGCGCTACGTAATGCTATACACACTGCGCGACCTGTACCATTAGAAAATGTATCAACA